GGGGGGGGTGGCAAAAACCACCCCCCCACAAGTAGGAAGGAAAACCCCTTAGTCCCCCGGACGCGCCTTCCGGCGCGACACAACCGAGAAGGGATCTCATGGCATCATTCTACCATACTTCACGAACTTTGTCAAGTGGATTCTTCAGCCATCCAGAAATAACCCACAGGAATCTTTTCCACCACGGGACCCGGTCCGCTCTCCGGAGCTCCGCAAAGGTAACACCTGACCCCACCGCTCCGCCGGTGGTGTCAGTCCACACACTATGATCAAGTAGATTCCGTGTGTGGGCCCGCCAGACCGGCGGGCGACGGGACTTCCGATTACGCGTTCTCACGCGCCTGAGCCGCATGCGACTTCGCCGCATCCGGACCTCCGGCGGGCGGGCCCGCCTTAAACTCTGCCGACTTAGTAGGATCGGCCGTAAACATGTTGCCGGAAGCCAGGACCTTCGAAATGATCCCCATATCCGTCGCCTCCGCGTAATTCTGGGGATCATCCAACCAGGCCACGCAAGTGGCCAGATCGTTATCGAAACGCGCCCGCGTGGACGCCGGCAAAGTAGCAAAAGCCTCCTGAGCCAAGACCAAGGACGCCTCCACGTCCTCATAAGAGTCCCATGCAGCAAAATTGCCGAACGCCATGTCACGCAGATCCACAGTATCCGCGCTTACCAACTCCTGAACATTGTACTGTTGAAGAACCACATTGATATCGCACTCGTCCCGAAATTGCTGTTGGGTCAGCGACGTTTCACCCGACTGATCCAACTCCACGTCAGCAGGAGGGTCATACTGCGTGAAGAAAGACATTACCGCACCTCCTCGAGTTTTCTGTTAAGCACAGGAATATCGAGCGGGGCCTGAAAGCCCCTGGACTCCGCGTTGTACTCCGAAGCATTGCAGACGAACTGACACGCCTTGATTATCGGCTCAATCTCTCCGCTCTCGTCGTCGAACTCGGCCAACTGAAACAGACGGTAGTCTTCCGGATGACGCCCCACCGGGTTATCCTTATCACCCATCGAATCGGCCAACGACCTCATGGCCTGCCCACGCGTCACCTGGAAAAACGGCAGCATGTAAGCACCAGTCTTCACATCGAAAATCGCGAACATTCCAATCTTCATATCACAGACCCCTTTTCAAAAAGTCCTGCACCCGACGACTCACGTTCTCCTGCCGAGCGATCAACCTTCCGGTCCGCTGCTCTTCCGCGTTCACGCTATCCACCCGTTTCCGCTTTAAACGAGCGAACAACGCCGGGTCCTTCTCCCTCATTCGATCATCGTAAAAACGGGGCGGTCGCCCCTTCACCCCCTTGGGACTAATCATCACGTCCCTCGGATAAACGTCCGAATAGAACTTATCCAACCACAAGGCACCGATCCCGGGACGACGGCTCATCGTAATGTATGGAAGCCGTCGCCCTTTTTCGTCGTATCGACGATTTCCGGATGCTTCCTTACGAACCGCACGATCCACCTCACGAATCTTCGCAACTGTGTAGCGAGCGACATAGGCAGCGCTCTCCTCCGTGACTGTACCGATCGATGAGAAACCATGCGGCCACAACTCCTCTAGCTCCGCCGACCGGAAGATCGGTTCCCCTGAACCAGACGCCGCAACAACCTTTCGGTCAGGAAACCCGCAATTAAACAACAGAGCGTGGTGATGAGGTCGCCCCAGTTCACCATATTCACCAGCCTGCAGAAAACGCAGTCGAGTAGGTTCACGCGATTTTCTCAGCCGCTTCATGAAAAGAACAAAATCACGAGGTAGTAAAGACCCGCCAGCAGGAAGATCCCGATAAGTGAGGGTAACGAAGGAATTTTCCTTCCAAAGCTTTGCTTCATGCACACACCTCAACGCCCACTGACGGGCGCGCTCCAGACGGCAGCCGATACATTGACCGCACGGCACCGTCACCTTAAGATCGTGAAAACTTTCCCGAATAGCGAAGACAACACGCCTTTTACCTAACGGCGTCCGCTCAGTTGACATCCAACCATCCAGCGGAGAAAAACACGACATGTGTGACTCTCCAACTGTTACTCTAACTTACAGCCGGATCCCCCCACGCATGACCGTCGCCACCGTATTACGACCATGAACCCGCTGCGCCCCGCGGCGAAACATCCGCCGACTCTTTCCACGGCTCAACCGCTTTCGGTATCTCATCGCACCCTCCCTCGTGGTCGAACGTTGTTGTACAGGGAACCCGCGCTTCCGATCTCTTGAAGCAAAACTGGCAACAGATGCTTGATTTTCTCACTCCACGGCACATCCGAGAACAGAACCTTATCCCGCGCCTGCGCTCCCCGCGCGGAATACTCAGCCACCTTCAAGTTCTGACTCGCGATCTGTGACTCCGTCCTGGTTAACTGCTCTTCAAGACGTGAAATCCTAACGTCGATTTTAGCCTTCTCTGCACCACTCTCCGCCGACTTCGCGTCAGACTTCGCTTTAGATAACTCAGCAACCAGCTTATCATATCGATTGATCACCGTGTCCTTTGTGAAATCTTTCTGGTAGTACCAATCCGATCCCAACTTCTCAAACTCTAGCTCATTCAGCCGAGCCGCACTCGAAGCTACGCGAGCCTCAGCCGTCGTCTTCGCTATCGCGGCCATCGCTCCAGCCGATGACAGCACTTCTTCCAACGGCCGAAACTTCTCCGGCATTACGTTCGGCTCACCGCCACCGGCACCCTTCGAATACATCAACGCGGGATTCAACCCCGCCTGCATCATGTCTTCAACGCTCCGCTGATACTGCGTCGTGTTCAGCTTATTCGCCATCTTCTCTTGGCGACGCTGAGACCACCAATTACCAACCTGCCTCGCACCCTCCACTATCAGAGGAATGAAGGCAGGATTAAACGCCAGAGCCACATCCGGAAGGTGCAACATTCCGACCCCCTAGAAGTGATCCGTCATTCCCGGAACCGAGTACATAGGCATAGGCCGCGCACACTGAACTTGAAACAACGAGTCCACGATGAAATCCGCGGCCGAGGCATCCGCCTTCACCCGCTGCAACGGCGGGTTCTCCTGAATAAACGTATCATTCAGAAGGGGAGCCTGCGCGAACGTCTGCGCCAAATGCCACATCTGCAACGAACCCGTCACACCGGGCCGCATCAGACCCGTCACCTTTGACGGCGCATACTTGTACTCAGCCCACCGCTCTTGATATCCGAACACCACGTTCGAATCGTTCGCAGAACCATCGGAGAAGATCTCTCCCTGCAAAACCGACTGCTCGCCCAGGTGCGCCAAACTCGGCCAGTAGTAGTCATACCGCGTAGAACGGCGCCACATCCGATTCACACCCTGGTAATACGTCAGATCCGCCCGGGCCGAGATCAGACAGAAGACGTAACCGTGCTCCACGAAACTCTTGGTGAAACCGACCCCTTTCCCCGCAGCAACACCCATTCCGGTGAGGGTCCCCTGCGGGGTAGTACCATTAGCCGTTCCCGACTGCTGAACCACAGGATTGATGATCACAGGGATGGTGCCGCCACCGAGGAACTCCGGCCGCTGCAAACGGAAATCCGGGGACGTTACCCCGAAATGACTCTTCAAAAGCTCGACGTATCGCGTACCCCCGCGAGCATCCCGCTCCATTAATCGTTGAATCTGAAACGCCTGCCGCAGGCTATTGATAGTCGGCCCCGTCGCCGTTCCCAAATCGGCGTAGAGGTTCGAGAAATACACGTCGCCCTGTCGATTCGCCTGAACCGCAGAGTAATCACTCAACTGAGCCCCGGTCGCACCAGTACCCAGAAGATCATCAGCAGAGGGGACTCCTCCTCCGGCCTGACGGAGCTTAACACCCGCCTGAGCGCCCGTCAGAGTTTCCGTCGCGGAAGTCTTGACGACCGCCTGACTGCCTAACGGAAGATTCACCCCCGTCCCCTTCTGAGGGAAGGGGAGACAACTCGTGAAGTAATCGTGCCTCTTGGCCCGAGGAAGAACCACATAGGACAGCCCACTGTCCGGGCCATCGCCCGTCACCATGCTCACTTGATTTTGGAGATTTTCATCCCGATACCACTCATTCCAGATCCGGTTGTAACCCCGGAAAGGAAGAGCGTTCACCGACTGAGCCGCACCTACCGGCAAACCCATGTAATCAGCAAGATTTCCAACTGCCGGGGTAATGTTGACCCTTGGCACAACGTAGCTGGTGGAATCACCGGGGTTGGCTTGCTCGCCGCAAAATTTCTGCCAGTTCTGCCAGACCAAGCGATTAGGAACGAAGAAGAAATGGACATCGATGTAGATATTGTCCATCAACGGCGCAATCGGGACAAACATCCTTGCGAACAGATGGAGGTTCACTTTCCAGCTATCGCCAGGTAGAACCTCGTCCACCATCAAGGGTATCAATTTGCCCGCGCCGATAGACGTTTTGTGAGAATGCGGCCGGTTGAACACCGACCGCTGAATTTCCGCTTGAGGAACTTGGCTGAACTGGTACTGATTTCCACGGCGCATGCAAGCCTCCCATTAGGATTTGAAGCGGGGCGCGGTCGCCCCGCACCCCCACCACTGGCCACCCCCCCGACCCCCCGCCCCGCTGGCGGGGGGAGAAAACCCGTATAGATCTGGGCGCTTCAACAAGCGCCTCACGAACGAACAAGCTCGGGGGCAGATCCCCAGGGTCCGCAACGGCCCCTGAAGCGCCCCCTCAAAGAAAAGGGGGGGGTGGCAAAAACCACCCCCCCACAAGTAGGAAGGAAAACCCCTTAGTCCCCCGGACGCGCCTTCCGGCGCGACACAACCGAGAAGGGATCTCATGGCATCATTCTACCATACTTC